CGCTCCCCGCAATCTGTACGGGCAACCAAACGTCAAGATCGTAACCGTCCGTGACATCGGCAGGAGGTGACTCTCCGTGCCCCAAACCGTGCCTCCGAAGCCTGACGCCGTGCGCCGCAACGTGCGCCCCGGCATGACGATGCTGCCCGCCAAGGGTCGGCAGGGCGACGTGCCGGACTGGCCGCTGGACTCGCTCAGCCCTTCCGAGGCAGGACTCTGGCGTGAACTCTGGGCCACGCCCCAGGCGCACGCCTGGGAGCAGCTCGGCTGGACCCGGATCGTCGCCCGCTACGTCCGTTGCGTGATCATCGCCGAGGGCATGGACAAGGACGCCATGTCCGAGGCCCGGCAGCTCGAGGACCGCCTCGGCCTCACGCCGAAGGCGATGCGCATGCTGATGTGGCAGATCGCCCCCGACGAGGTCGCCGAGAAGCGCCAGGAGACGTCGGCCGGCGCGCGTGGGCGGATCAAGGCCGTCGGCTGATGCCGTGGCGTGGCCCGGCCGAGGAGGGCGAGTTCCCGACCCTTGGCTATGACGTCGGCGAGTGGATCGAGGCGCACTGCGTCATCCCGGACGGCTACCTGCAGGGCCAGCCGTACAAGCTCACCGACGAGATGTGGACGTTCCTCATCCACTTCTACCGGCTGTACCCGTACGCCGCGCCCTGGCCGGCCCCTGACTCGCTGCGCTACACCGGCGGCCAGCTGCGCCGGTCGCAGAAGTGGGGCAAGGACCCGTTCGGCGCGGCGATGATCTGGGCGGAGGCCCTCGGCCCGACCCGCTTCGACGGCTGGAACGCCGCGGGCGACCCGGTCGGGTCGCCATACCCGACGCCGCTGATTGTCTGCCTCGGCACCTCCGAGGAGCAGACCGACAACACGTGGCGGCCGTTCGTCGCCATGGGCCAGCTCGGCGTGCTCGCCAACGAGCCCGGCCTGGACATCGGACTCACTCGGTGCCTGCTGCCGGGCGGCGGGAAGGTCGAGCCGGTCACCACCAGCGCGAAGGCCCGGCTGGGTGCTCCGCTGACGTTCTTGACGATGACCGAGTCGCACCTGTTCACGCTCCAGGGCGGCTACCGCAAGGTGGCCGGCGCGGTGAAGCGGAATGTGGCCGGTATGGACGGCCGCTGGGTGGAGCTGACCAACGCGTGGGACCCGACCGAGGGCTCCGAAGCGCAGGTCACGCACGACAACCCCGACGACCGGGTGCTCATCGACACGGTCGAGCCGCAACGGGTCGAGGACCTCACCGACGACGACGCGCTCTACGCCGAGCTGCTGCGCCAGTACGGCGACAGCTCGCGGGAACGGGGCGGCTGGGTGAACCTCAAGGGCCGGATCATGCACGAGGTCCGCTCGCCGCGGCACCTGGAGGCCGACCGGCGCCGGTTCTTCCTGAACGAGATCGTCGTCGGCGAGTCGGTGTTCGTGGACCCGATCCGCTGGGACGCCCTGGCCGACGAGGACACGCTGCAGCCGGGCACGCCGGTCGCGCTGGGCTTCGACGGGTCCAAGGCCCGGGACGCCACTTCCCTGATCGCCTGCCGCCTTTCGGACGGCAAGCTGTTCAACCTGCGTACCTGGGAGCGTCCGGCCGAGGCCATGCAGTGGCGGGTGCCGTCGGCCGAGGTCGACAAGGTCGTGCACGACACCTTCGACGCCTACGAGGTGTCGCTGCTGTTCGCCGACCCGTACCGGTGGCAGGACTACCTCGACGCGTGGGCCGGCCACTGGCCGAAGCAGGTCGTCGAGTTCCCGACGAACGTCGAGCAGCGCATGGACAAGGCCATCGAGCGGTTCACCACGTCGTTCGCGACCGGCCAGATCAAGCACGACGGCGACGAGACGCTCGGCCGCCACTGCAAGAACGCGGTCCTCGTCAAGGGCTCGCGCAAGAAGCCGCGGCCGGGTGAGGACACCGACGTGCCGTCGTACTACCTGAAGATGGCCAAGCGTGGCACCGGCCACCTCATCGACGCTGCCGTGGCCGCCGTCCTGGCGTACGCCGCCCGCGGGCAGGCAGTCGAGGACGGCGCGCTCACCGAGCAGGTCGAGGCCGAGCCGTGGGCGGAGTGGCTGGATGTCTAAGCGCCGCCGCCCGCGCCTGTCGCGGATCATGCGCGCCCGGGCCGGCTACTTCGCGGGCCTGCTGCTGCTCGCCCTCGGCGTGGGTCTGGCTCTCGGTCTGGACTGGGGGCTCGCCGCGGCGGGTGTCGGCACCATCGCCTGGTCGGTCCTGCTGTACGACGTCGATGAAGACCCACCGGTGCGGGAGGACGGTCCGTGGTGAACCTCCTCCGTGCCGCCCGTCAGCCACGTACCCGGTACGACGACTTCCACGTCTTCCAGGGCAACCAGTACTGGAACAACGTCCTGACCACGTGGGAGCCGGAGCGCGAGGGCATCGGCTCCGACTTCGTCAATCTGGTCAACGGCGCGTACAAGGGCAACGCGATCGTTGCCGCCTGCGAGCTGACCCGGATGGCGCTGGTCTCCGAGGCCCGCCCGCAGTGGCGCAACCGCGACCGCATGGCGCTGTACGGCAACGCCGACCTGGGCGTGCTCGAGCGGCCCTGGCCCGGTGGCACGTTCCGGCAGTTGGCGTCGCGGATGGTGCTGAACGCCGACATGGCTGGCACCGCGTTCGTTGCCCGTCGCGCGGAACGACCCGACCGGCTGATGGTGCTGCGCCCCGACTGGGTGGAGATGGTCCTCGGCTCCGACATGGAACCGGGCGAGGCCGGGTTCGCCATGGACGCCGACCTGCTCGGCGTCCTCTACTACCCCGGCGGCAAGGGCCAGGGCCGCGAGGCGGTGCCTCTGCTCGCCGACGAGGTCGCCGTATGGGCCCCGCAGCCCGACCCGCTCGCCGCATATCGGGGCGTTTCCTGGATGGCCGCGGCCGGCCGTGAGATCGACGCCGACATCGCCGCCAGTACCCACAAGCTGGCGTTCTTCGAGAACGGCGCGACCCCGCAGCTGATCGTCAGCTTCGGCCCGGAGGTCAAGAAGACCGACTTCCAGGAGTGGGTCCGCAAGTTCGAGATGAGCCACAAGGGCGTCCGCAACGCCTACAAGACCCTCGCCATCGGCGCCGGCGCCCAGGTCCACTCAGTCGGCAAGGACTTTCAGCAGCTCGACTTCAAGGTCACCCAGGGCGCCGGCGAGACCCGCATCGCCGCGGCGTCCGGCGTCCACCCGGTCGTCGCCGCCCTGTCCGAGGGCATGGCCGGCTCGTCGCTGAACGCCGGTAACTTCCGGGCCGCGTGCCGCCTGGTCGCCGACCGGACGCTGCGCCCGCTCTGGGGCTCCCTGTTCGCCTCGCTGGAGAGCATCGTTCCGCCGCCGGACGCTCGGTCGGAGCTGTGGTACCCGGAGAAGGAGATCTCCTTCCTCCAGGAGGACCGCAAAGACGCGGCCGACATTGCCCACGTCAAGGCGATGACCATCGCCGCCTACGTGCGTGAGGGCTTCACCGCCGTCTCGGCGATCGCCGCGGTCGAGGCCGAGGATCCGACGCTGTTGCATCACACCGGCCTACTGTCTGTTCAGCTCCAGCCGCCCGGCTCCGGCACCAAGACCATCGAGGGCTCCACCGCCCAGCCCGCCATCGGAGGTACCCAGTGACCGAGTTCGTGCGTGCGGTGGCTCTGGAAGACATCCGCATCCGCTCCGGCGGCACCGGAAGGACCGTCGAGGCGTACGCCGCGGTGTTCAACGAGCCCGCCGAGATCGTCGACCAGGACGGCCACTACCTCGAGGTAAACGACCCAGCCGCCTTCAACCGCAGCATCCAGCATCACGGCGGCCGGTTCCCGGTGATCTACAACCACGGCATGACCGTCGCGGGCACGCCCAGCGACCGCGGCAGCGTCCCCATCGGCGTCTCCACCGAGGTCCGCGCCGACAAGCGCGGCGTCCTCACCGTCTCCGAATACGGAACGTCAGTGCTCGCCGACGAGGTGCTCGAGCAGATCCGCATGGGCTCCGTCAAGGCGCAGTCCTACGGCGGCCGCTTCCTGCGCTCCGACCCCGGCCGGCGGCCGGCGGGTGGCTTCCGCCCTGACTCCGGCGGCAAACTCCGCACGGTACGCCGCATGGAGATCAAGATGCGGGAGTTCGGGCCTACCCCGTTCCCCGCGTTCTCCGGCGCCGCGATTACCGGCGTCCGCGCCCAGCAGGTGCTCGGCGCGCTTCTGACCGCACCCGCCGAGCGGCGGGTGGCTCTGTTGCAGCAACTCGACGACCTGGTCACTCCTGAGGAGCTGGACGTTCCGCAGGACCCGGCCGAGGCCACTGCCGACACGCCCGCCGAGGGCCCCGCCGGCGCTACGACCGAAGACCCGGCCACGCGCCACTCCCGGTCGATCCCGCTGGCGTCGCGCATCCGCGCCGCCCGCATCGCCCGAGGAATGGAGTAGCGGCCGTGAGCCGTGCCGATGACATCCGGGAGCGGATGAAGGCCATCCGCTCCGACCTCGACGCCCTCGAGGCGGTCGAGGAGCCCACCGAAGACCACCACGTCCGTACCGACGCCCTGCTCGGCGAGTGGGACGACCTGACCACTGAGCTCACCCCGCTAGCCGAGCGTGAGCAGCGTGTCGCCGAGGTCCGCGCCCGCGGCCAGCAGGAGGCGAACACTGAGTCGACCCGCAGCGCCGGGCCGGCGCTGGTGACCCGCACCGACCACAGCCCGTGGGAGAACTACGAGCACGTCCGCGCCGGCCTGGCGCAGCCGTCCGACATCCGCGCCCGCGCGCTCAAGGCCGTCGAGATGTATGCGACGCGGTCCGACCACTGGGCGCTGGTGGACGACGGCGCCGAGCAGGCCACGCGGATGATCGAGAAGACCGGGCAGAAGTTCGGCACCGCGGTCGCCCGGCACATCCTGGAGACCGGGTCGCCGGAGTACCTGGCCGCGTTCGAGCAGTACCTGAACGAGCCGACCGGTTTCAGCTCGCGTGCCGCGCTGTCGCTGACCCCGGCGAACGGTGGCTACCTGGTGCCGTTCACCCTCGACCCGACGATCATCCTGACGAACAACGGGTCGGCGAATCCGTACCGGGCGTACGCGACGATCAAGACGACCGCGACGAACGACTGGAACGGTGTCACGTCGGCCGGCGTCACTGCCGAGTGGACGGCGGAAGGCACGGAGGCCGCGGACGCGACTCCGACCGTCGGTCAGCTGAAGATCACCCCGCAGAAGGCCGACGCGTACCTGTTCGGCTCGTTCGAGGTCATCGGCGACTCGGACGTCGCACAGCAGCTCCCGGAGCTGCTCGCCGACGCGAAGGACCGGCTCGAGGAGTCGGCGTTCGCCGTCGGCACCGGCACCGGCCAGCCGTGGGGCGTCATGGCCCGCGGCACCACGCTGGGCTTCGCGTCCGGCACCGCGGCGACCGGCCCGACCGCCGCGTCGGTCTACAGCCTGATGGGCGCCCTCCCGGCGCGCTGGCGGGGCCCGCGAGCCAACAACGTGTGGCTGGCGAACCTCACCACCATCAACACCCTGCGCAACGTCGCGTCGTTCTCCGGCTCGACCACGTCGATCGTCAACGACTCGGGGCCGATCCCGACCCTGCTCGGCAAGCCGCTGCTGGAGTCGACGTCGGTGGTCGGCACATACACCACCGGCAACAAGGTCCTGGCGTTCGGCGACATGCGCCAGTACTACATCGTCGACCGGATCGGCATGTCCGTGGTCTACGACCCGGTGGTGCTCGGCTCGAACCGTCGTCCGACCGGCCAGGGCGCCTGGTACGCGTTCTGGCGCGTCGGCGCCGACATGTCCACCGCCGGCGCGTTCCGCGTCGGTACGACCCTCACCTGATCGGAGGCTTTCCGCTCATGGCGACCACCAACACTCCGAAGCCGAGCGACCCTGCTGCGACCCCGGCCGCAACGCCGGCCGCGAGCTCGGACCGCGACAAGCTGTTCGAGGCCGCGCAGGTCAAGGCGTCGGGCCTCACTCGGGAGTACGCCGACGCGATCGGCGTTACCGACGAGATGCTCGGCCAGATCGCCCGCGGCGAGGTCCCCGGCCCGCCGATCGCGGGCCCGATCCGCAACACCGACGTTCACCTGACCCCGGCGGGCTGGCAGCAGACCCCGCACGGCGTCAAGCCGGAGGACGTCGGCAAGGACGCCATCGCCCGCTGAATCGCCGCCCGCGCCCCCAGCACCACGGGGCGGTCCAAAACTGAACAACGAGGAGGCCGGCCATGGCTCAGTACGCCACGGCTACCGAGCTGGCCGGCTACCTCCAGCAGGACCTCGACACCTACACCGCCACGCAGGCCCTGACGCTCGGCACAGCCGAGTTCATCCGGGCCGCCGACACCGTCTTCTCGGCCACGTCGGCCACGTGGTCGTCGATCGTGGACGGCTGCACGGAGCTGCGGCTGCCGTTCAACGACGTCACCGCCGTGTTGGCCGTGCGCCTCAACAGCGTTGCCATCACCGGCTGGACGCTGCGGATCGACACCTTGTACCGCGCGGCCGGGTTCGGCCGGTACTGCATGTTCCCGCCGGATCAGGTCGACGTGGACCTGACGTACGGCTACGCCTCGGTTCCCGATGACGTGAAGCTCGCCGTCCTGGAGATCGCTGCGGGGGTCTACGACCACCCGACCAGCGAGGTCTCTCTGACGATCGACGACTACACCACGCGCTACGACCCGAGCAAGAAGATCAGCCCGGCCGGCCGGCCGTGGCAGGACGTCGCCGCGTCGTACCGCGGTCTCCTCATCTCCTGAACGGGGAATGCCCATGGCCGTCGGACGCGGCTTCACCAAGAACGACATCGACCAGCGCATGGCGTCGATCGTCGAGCAGGTCTGGGGGTCGTTGAACCTGGCCAACCAGGCGGCTCTGTGGCTGGCCAACACCACGATCATCCCGAGTGACACGACCCTGACGAACCTCGGCTACTCCGGTGCCGAGGTGACGCTGCTGCGTGCGGCGATCAATGACCTCGGCTCGTCGAACGGCCTCTGGGGCGTCGCGCACAACCTGAAGACCGTGCCGTCGACCAACAACTTCTTCTTCAATGGCCAGCAGATCACCGGCGTGAACTGGGCCGGCTAGACCGTCCAGGAGTAAGCCGTGGCTCCGACGCTGGTCACCACCCCGTACTACGTCCAGATCAGCCCGCAGGGCACATCGGCGCTGATGACGCCCAGCTTCACGCCCGGCAACGGCGAGATCTTGGTCATCAAGCTGGCGACGTGGGACACCGGCTCGCCGCTGGGTGCTCCAACGGGCGGCGGCCTGACGTACACATCGCAGAAGGTCATCGCTCCCGGCGGGTTCAATCAGTGGGCGGCGATCTACACCGCGCCCGTCATCAGCTCGCCGGGCTCGATGACGGTCAGTTCCACCCCGTCCGTGAGTCTCCGCGGCTCAATGGTCGTCGAGCGCTGGTCCGGCGCCCAGCTCGCGGCCACCCCGGTTACGAACTCGGCGAACGGATTCAGCTCCCCCGCGGCGAGCACGATTACTCCATCGGCGGGCACGAGCGTTCTCCCCTGGGTCGGCGGCGACGCCTCGTCGGTCGACCCGGCGACCAGGGCGTACCTGGCCTCGGCCACGCAGGACGGCCTCCGAGACGATCATGTCGGGGCGAATGGGTGCGACTACCACGCCTACCAGAGCAGCACCGGCACGGGCAGCCAGAGCTACGGCCTGTCCGCCCCGACGGGCATGACCTGGGTCATTGCCGCCATCGAGGTCCAGGACAGCGGCGGCGGTTCGACCGCTGGTCTCGTCATCCCGCGCCGCCCAACGCGCGGCCTCTACATGCGTTAGGAGCCCCCGGGTGGCGCAGAACCGCATCTACACCGTCTCGTTCTCGGCGACCGCAGTCACCGCTCAGGTCGACCTGTTCGAACTCCGACCCGCCGACGACAAGCCGCTCGAGGTCATCGGCCTGTTCATCGGCCAGTCGTCGGACTTCGGCGACGCCCAGGCCGAGCTGCTCGCGTACACGGTGATCCGCGGCTTCACGACCTCCGGCTCCGGTGGCAGCACGCCGACCCCGGCCCCGCTGAACCGGTCCGACACGGCCGCAGGCTTCTCGGCGGAGACGCTGAACACGACGCTCGCCACCACCGGCACCACGGCAACCTTGCACGCCGACACGTTCCACGTCTCCGCAGGCGAGAAGCTGTGGCTGCCTGAGGGCTGTGAGTGGGAGGCGAGTCAGGCCGACACGAGCATGGTCGTCCGGCTTGCCGCCGCGCCGGCCGACTCGCTGACCATGTCGGGCACGATCTACGTGCGCGAGCAGGGCTGACGGGTGGGCTGGCCGCGTCGCGGCCCGCTACGCCGCCGCCCCGTAGCGCGCCGCCGGTTCATCTACGGCCTCGCCGGCGCGACTAACGCCCCAGCCGACTTCGCCGCCGGCACCGGCTCGGCCCTCGACGCCATCGCCTCCGTCGGCATCAACGCCACCGAGGCCACGGCAAGCGGCTCGGCGTTCTCCGCCGCGGTTGCGGCCAACGCCAACGCGGCTGAGGCGATAGCCGCAGGATCAGCGCCCGACGCAGTCGCCTCCATTGCGGTGCTGCCGACCTCAGCGGACGCCACCGGCGCCGCGAACGACGCAACGGTAACCACCTCCGGGTCGACCAACGCCAGCGCTGCAGAAGCGACCGGGGCGGGCGCGGCGGCCGATGCCGTCATCGCGCTCGGCGTCAACGCGGCCGAGGCGACCGGCACCGGCTCCGCTCTCGATGCCTCGCTGTGGATCACGGCAAATGCGGCGGAGGCAACGGGCGTCGGCACTGCGCCCGACGCGCTGGCCGCGATCGGCGCGAATGCCGCCGCAGCGACGGCGACCGGACTGGCGAACGACGCCACCGTCTCGACCTCTTCGCAGACCAATGCGCCGGCGGCAGAGGCGGTCGGAACCGGCGTAGCGAACGACGCGACCGCCGCTCTGACCGTTCCTGCCGGCGCGGCTACCGGAACCGGAGCCGCTCTCGACGCAACGGTCTCGACGGCGGCCCAGACGGACGCGCCCGCTGCGGCGGCCTCGGCAACCGGCACAGCGAACGACGCCACGATCACGATCACAACGCTCGCCGGAGTGGCAGCAGCCACGGCGGCCGCGGCTTACGACGCGACGGTGGTTCTCGGTGCGCCAGGTTCCGCGAACGCCGGGGTAGCGGGCGGAACCGGCGTCGCCTACGACGCGCGCACCCGCAAGACGATCCCTCGCCCGTTCAGCGGCGTCATCTCGCGGCCGAACTCCGGAACCATCCCCCGTCCGTACGCCGGAACCATCCTGCGGCCATAGGAGGCGTCATGGGCGTGTTCGCGCTGGCGGCCGAGCGCCGCTGGGTGTGCCCGAACTGCGACTTCACCGACGTCACGCATGAGGCCGCTCCGCATACCCGTTTCCACAACTGCCCGGGCCTGGCTGGCCTGAGCGCGCCGATGGTCCCGGCTGGGACGCGCTGCAAGGTTGAGGCGGTCGAGCGCGGTGACTATGTGCGCGGCGAGCTTGTGCAGACCGACGGCAACGGCCGGCCGGTGATGTCCGTGGTGACCACCCGGGACGACGGCGACGACGTGGCCGTGTACGCCCCGACCGCTCAACTGAACCTGAGGAGCTGACCGTGACGCAGGCATTCGCCGGGCCGCCGCTGTCGCCGGAGGCAGAGTCCGACCTGCAGCGCGCTCAGCGCGAGGTCGTCCTGGCCGAGGCGGAGAAGGCGGTCGAGGTCATCGAGGAGAAGATCGCCGGGATGCAGCAGACGCTTCAGACCCGGCGCGACGAGGCCGCGCAGCTGCGCGCCGAGCTGGAGGGCTGAGCTGTGGCGTGGAGCGCGTCCGCGATCTTCCGCGAGTTCCTCGTGGGTCCCTGCTTCCAGTCGTCCGGCACCGGCTGGACGGGCCTGGACTCCGACACGGTGAACGTGTCGCTGCACAACAACTCGATCACCCCGGACAAGGACGCCGCGGTCGCCTCGACCGGCTTCAACACCGGCGTGTGGACCACCACCAACGAGGTCACCGACGCGACCAACTGGGTCTCCGGCGGTCGCGCGCTGGCGTCGAAGACGTTCACGACGCCGTCCTCCGGTGTGGCGATGTTCGACGCGGCCGACCTGGCCGGCGGCGGCAACGTGACCCTGGCCAGCGTCTTCGGCTGCCTGGTCTACGACAACACGATCACCGCCGGCACGGTGGCGAAGCAGGGCGCATGCTTCAACTACTTCGGCGGCTCGCAGTCGGTGACGGCGGGGACGTTCACGATCGTCTGGTCGGCGAACGGCATCCTGCGCGTCACGGTCTGACCGTGATCCTGCACGAGACCATCAGTCGTCTGCGCGCCCCGCTCGCGTCCGGCGGCTACGGCAACCAGGAACGCAACTGGGCGACCGCGACCAGCACGGACTTCCTGGTGAAGTGGTCGCACAAGTCGGTCGCCGAGGTCGTCGGCGACGAGCCGCGGACGCTCACCAAGGCGTACGTGTTCGGCAACGCGGACCTGGACCTCGAGGCGACGGATCGGGTGATCGGCCCGGATGGGCTGACGTATGAGGTCGACGGCGAGGTCATGCATTCGTACGTGCGTGGCCAGCTCCACCACGTGCGCGCCTACTTGCGCCGCATCGCGACGAAGGACTGATCACCGCTGTGACAGCGGGCCGATGACGCCGATCAGGCCCAGGACGATCACGATCGCGCCGACCAGCATCGCGACCAGGGATAGCTGACCGGGAATGGTGCCCCACCACGAGCGCGGCTTGGCCGGCGGGCGGGAGAACGGGGCACGCGAGGGTCGCTCGTCCACGTGATCACCTTCTGTGTCCGGTCTGGTCGCAGGTCGCGTCAAGAGTGCGGCACGTACGCAACTTTTCCGCAGGCCTCATCCGCTATTCGCCCGAACGGACCACGGGGGCCTAGGTGACTTACCCGCAGCTTCCCGACGCTGAGGCCGCGCTCGTCAGCTTCCTCACCGCCCATTCCATCCTCGCGCCGCTGCACGGCGGCCGGGTCGGCACTGAGCTGCAGTCGGACCTGGTGTGCGTCCAGGTGACCGCGCTCGGCGGCCCGCAGCCGTGGCCGTGGGAGTCGGCGCCGGAGTTCTCGATCTCGTCGTGGGGCGGCACGAAGGCCGAGGCGAGCAACCTCGACCGGGCCGTCCGATCCGCAGTTTTCGAGCTGCTCGGCGCGGCGGTTACCGGCGGCAGGGTGACCCAGATCGGCGTCCGGCTCGCGGGCCTGTGGTCGCCCGCCGAAGACACGAATCGCCCGCGCTACCGCAGCGATTTTGCCCTGACAGTCATGCCCTAGATCCGGAGGTCCCGTGGGCGCCTACATCGCACGAGAAAACATCGCCGTGGGCGAGGCGCTCGCCTACACCCGCGGCCAGCGCGTCGAGGCCGACGCCGTCAAGGCCAACGGCTGGGGGGACCTGGTCGTCGGCGAAGGCACCAAGGAGGCCCGGGCCATCCAGGCCGACATCACCGGCCAGCCGGTCGACGAGCCCGACACCAAGACCAGCGCGCCGGCCAAGCCCGCCGCCACCAAGGAGGGCTGACCCGTGGCCGTCAACACCGTCACTTCGGGCATGATCGAGTCCGGTCCCGGCAAGATCTACTACGCGCCGCTCGGCACCGCGATTCCGACGATCACGGCGGCGGCCAGCAAGGTCGCCGCGACCTGGACGAGCTGGGTGTCGCCCGGCTCGACCGACGCAGGCATCACCTACACCGAGTCGGTCCAGACCTCCGACATCCAGGTCGCCGAGTCGCTGTACCCGGTCCGTACGGTCACGACCAGCAAGAGTTCGCGGATCGCGTTCATCATGAACGAGATCTCGGACCTCAACTGGAAGCTGGCCTGCAACGGCGGCACGATCACCACCTCCGGCACCGGCGCGACGAAGCTGAACACGTACGTGCCACCGCTGGTCGGTTCCGAGGTCCGCGTGATGCTGGCGTTCGTGTCGAATGTCGACACGGAGATCATCGTCTGGCCGCAGGTGTTCAACGTCGGCAACGTCGAGTACGTGCGCGGCAACTACGAGACCAAGGCCGGGCTGTCCGTCGAGTTCAACGCCGAGATCCCGGCTACCGGCTACGTCACCCCGTACCAGCGCTTCACCGCTGGCGTGCTCGCCGCGTTCTGATCCGTTCACCTCGCCGCCCCGGAGCTCGTGCTCGCGGGGCTTTTTCGTGCCCGGCCGCCGCCCGTCCCGACGGTGGCCGGGCACTTCCATCGGGACATCGGGGCAGGAGACACCATGGCATCACTCGGCACCTTCGCGGCTGCGGCCCGCGAGTACGACCCGGACGCGCACGCCCCGGACACCTTCGAGTTCTGCGGCGAGACGTTCACCGTGCGGGGCACTATCCCCAGCATGCTGCACCTCACGGTGGCCGCCGCGTGGGTCGGGAAGCTCTCGGCCTTCGACGGCGACGCCGCGCTGTACGAGGCGCTGCGCCACGCGCTCACCGTCCCGGAACGCAAGGTCGACGGGGTGACGCATCTGGCGGACACCTCCGAATGGGACCGGTTCTACCGGCTCGCGATCGACAACAACGTCGAGGGTGAGTGGCTGACCGCGATCGTGTTCAAGATCATGGGGGCCGAGGACGCCCGCCCTACCGAGCGACGATCCACATCCTCGGATGGATCGTCGCCAACTGGGACGAGTTCGAATACCTCTGCCTCGGACTCCCCGGCATAGCGCATCTCGCCCCAGGCCGGCGCGGCCTGGCCTGGCTCGACGAGGTGCCCGCCCGGCTGCTGGTCAACATCGCCTGGCAGCACCTGTACAGCCCGCTGCGGCACGTGCCCGGCTGCAAGCAGCGGTGCGCCGCCGGCTGCCCGGTCCGCGCGTTCGACGAGGCCGTCGCCTCTCCGGTGCTGCCTTCCGAGGTCGCCGAGGAGAAGGCCCGCGAGGAGCGGTTCCGGGCCCTCGCCGGGCAAGCCAACTCCTTCAGCGGCGACGAGTGATCAGGGAGGTGGCGGGTCGTGCGCAGCGAGAAGGAGCCGGGCAGCGCCAAGGAGCTGCGCGACATCGCCAACTCCGACGAGATCCAGTCGGAGCTGCGGAAGCTGGCCAAAGACGTCCAGCGCGACGCGCGGAAGCTCGCCCCGAAGCGCACGGGGAATCTGCGGCGTGGCATCAAGGTCGAGGAGATCACCGACCTCGACACTGGCCTCGAAGGGTTCGCTGTCGGCTGGGACGACAAGGCCTTCTATGGCTGGATGGTCGAGAACGGCAGCGAGCACAACACCGCCCGCCCGCACCTCGTCCCCGCTGCGATCAAGAACGGCGCGACCGTGCAGGGGCGTAACGAATGAGCGTCCTGCGGCGCGCCTATGTCGAGGTACTGCCGGACACCAAGGGCTTCGACAAGGAGCTGACCGAGAAGCTCAAGCGCGGCGACGCCGGCGGGAAGATCGGCAGGCAGCTCGGTGGCCAGCTGAACCGGGCGCTGTCGAAGCTCGACCTCCCGGCGATCGACGTCAAGGCCGACCCGAAGACGGCGCTCGCAGCTCTGGACGCGGTCGAGCACAAGCTGAAGGGCTTGGGCCGGGACGCCGAGACCGTCGAGGTCAAGGTCCAGACCGAGCGTGCGTTGTCGCAGCTCGAGCGGTTCAAGAAGCAGCTCGGCGACGTCGGGGGCGAAAGCGGCGACGACGCCGGTAAGGGCTTCGTCGGCCGGATGGTGGCGCAGGTCGGCGCCTCTCTGCCCGGCGCGCTGTCGGGGTCTATGGCCGCCGCCGCCGCACCAGCTCTGGCCGCTCTCGCTCCGACGCTGGCCGCTGGCATCGCCGGAGCGGTCGTTGGCGGAGCAGGCATCGGCGGCGTTATCGGCGGCATTCTTCTGGCGGCGCGCGACGAGCAGGTCAAGGCCGCCGGCAAGCAGCTCGGCGATTTCGTCCTCGGCGACCTGACCGAGCGGGCGTCCGCTTTCGTCCCCGCCACCCTCGCGGCGATCGCCCGGGTCAAGCAGGGCTTCGTCGACATCGGCCCCGACCTGGACCGGATCTTCAAGTCGTCGCGGTTCGTCGAGCCGCTAGTCGACGGCGCGATCCAGGGCGCGAAGAAGTTCGTGTCCGGCTTCGCCGACGCCGTCGACCAGGCCGACCCGGTCATCCAGGCCCTGCGGTACGGACTCGACGAGATCGGCACCGCCTCGGGCAGCGCGTTCAAGCTGCTCGCCTCCGACGCCAAAGAGGGCGCGTCGGCGATCGACGACCTGACCAACTCGGTCTCCAGCCTGATCACCACCACCGCGGCCATCATCCACGGCACCGCGGCCGTCAAGGGCTGGACCGACCAGCTCGACATCGCCATCGACCGCGGCCGGTACTGGATCGAGGACCACTCCGAGATCGCCAAAGCCGTGAAGGGGCTTGGTGGTCAGCTCGACCTGACCGCCGATGGCTTCAAGGCCGGGTCGGTCCAGGCGGAGGCCTACCGCAAGGCCACGCTCGGCACAGCGACCGCGGACGACTTCGCGACGCTCAAGGCCGCGGGCATGTCCGACGCCCGGATCGCCGAGGCCGACGCCTCCGGCAACTACCGCGCCGAACTCGACCGCGTCAGCGCATCCACCAACCGGGCCACCGACGCCAGCGGCAAACTGATCGCCACCGAGGAAGACCTCAAGTCGGCCCAGACGGCGCTCAGTGCCGCCCAGGAGAGCTACAAGAACCTCCTCGACACCATGGGCCCCTCGGCCGGCCGCGCGGCATCTCTGGTCGACGGGCTGCGCAAGGCCACCACCAACCTGTACGGCGCGCAGATCGCCGCGACCGACGCGAACGAGGCGTACCAGGCCAGCTGGGACGACCTGACGGCCGCGATCGGCCAGAACGGCAAGAGCCTCAACCTGCACACCGCCGCCGGTCGGGCGAACCGGGACGCGCTCGAGCAGCTGCTGCAGAAGTCCAACGACATGTACTTCGCGGACATCGCCGCCGGCACCGCCGAGGACGGGGCCCGTAAGAAGCACGACGCCCGCACCGAGGCGATCAAGAACGAGGCGAAGCACCTCGGCCTGAACAAGACGGCCACGCAGGAACTGATCGGCACGTACGGGAAGATCCCGCCGAAGAAGACGACCGACCTGATCCTGCAGGGCGTCAATGCGGTCGCGGATGCCCTGCTCGACCTGGCCACCGTGCAGTTGCACCTGGCCAAGGGCACGCCGCTGTCGCCGGACCTGAGCCGGCGTCTGGCTCGCGCCCAGTACGGCATGCCGGACACCAAGCGCGCCACCGGTGGTGTGCTGCCGGGCACGGCCCCGCACGACCGCGCCGACAACATGATCTACGCGGGCACGCCCGGCGAGTGGGTGATCCAGCGGCCCACGGTCCGCAAGGTGGAAAGCCAGTACGGGCGCGGCGCGATGGCGTTCTTCAACCAGTTCGGCGAGCTGCCCGAGTACGCGACCGGCGGCAGTCTGGGCCGAGCAGCACGGGCGCAGTGGCCGCATTCGATGCGGTTCGACGTCACCGCGGCGCGCACGCGGATCCCGTCGATCGCCGAGGCGGCGTCGAAGGTTCCCGCCGGCGGCGCGGCAGGGCCGTTCCTGCGCGCCCAGGACGGCAAGCCGTACATCTGGGCGTCCGCGGGTCCGACGGGCTACGACTGCTCCGGCATCGTGTCCGCGGTCTACAACCTGCTACACGGCCGCAACCCGTACAACCACACGTTCTCGACGGCCGGCCTGCCTGGCCGCTGGTTCCCGAAGGGCGGCATCGGCGGCCCGCTGACGGCGGCCTGGTCCAACCCGGGGGAATCCCCGGCGTCGTCGACGACCGGCCACATGATGGGCATGGTCGGCGGCCTGACGTTCGAGTCGTCCGGCTCTCGCGGCGTGCACCTGGGCAAGACCACCCGCCGGCTTACGGACTTCGCGCACATCGCCCACTACGCCCACGGCGGGCAGGTGCCCCTGTTCGACTCCGGCGGCACCCTCGCGCCCGGGCTCAACACCGTCTACAACGGGCTCGGCCGCCCTGAGCCGCTCGTGCCCGCGGCCAGCGGCAACACCTACAACATCAGCGTCAACGTGCCCGCGACTGCGCACCCGGCCGAGGTCGGGCGGCAGGTCGTCACCGCGATCAAGGCCTACGAGCAGGGCAACGGCAGCCGCTGGCGGCAGTCGTGACGTTCATCGTCCAGGTCGGCCTGTCCACCGGCGCCGGCGTCGACCCCCATTTCCTGCGCCTCGACGACCCGGTCGCGGGCCTGCTCGACCAGCAGTTGCTCGCTACGCCCGACCTGTTCACGGACCTGTCGGTCGACGCGAACGGTCAGCAGCGGGTGATGGCGTTCGACGTCACGCGGGGCTCGACGCAGGGTGCGGGCCAGCTGGTGGAGTACGCGGCCGGCACGCTGAGCCTGACCCTGCGCGACGACAACGGCGACCTGGATCCGGCGAACATCGCCGAGCCGATCCCCGGTGTCGCGATCGCGCTGTCGAAGGTCTGGGCGGGCACCGTCTACCCGCTGTTCACCGGGACCGTTGACTCGTGGCTGCCCAGCCTGGTCGCGCCGAGCCAGGCGACCGTGACCATCACCGCCTCGGACGCGCTCGCCGAGATCGGCGGGTACGACCGCGGGGCGACTGCCCCGCTGGGGGCTGGCGCACCGTCAGGCACCCGGATCAACGCCGTCCTGGACGGGATCAACTGGCCGGCCGGGCGCCGCAACATCGACGCGGGCACGGTCACGCTGGCGGCGAGCGACTTCAGCGGCAACGCCCTCGACGAGCTGCGTAACGACGCCACCGCCGAGGTGGGTGATCTGTGGGCGACGGCGGCCGGGGTGATCCGGTTCCGGAGCCGGTACGGCCTCTACCTCAACGCGGCGTCCACCACCGTGCAGGGGACCTTCGGGTCCGGTGCGGGCGAGCTGCCGTTCGTGGGTGATCTGGGCCTGTCGTACGACCGGGCGCTGATCAACCTGGTGCGGGCGTCCCGTCCGTCCGGCACGGTATACGAGATCGGCGACGCCGTATCCCGCAACCGGTACCGCGACAAGGCCGAGGAGCGGGTTGATCTGGCCCTCAATGACGACGCGCAGGTCCAGTCCTGGGCGTCGTACGTGCTGGCCCGCGACTCGGTGCCGAAGCTGCGGTTCACGGACATCACGATCGACGTCCGCGCCGACGAGGCCAGCCTCTACCCGCAGGTCCTGACCCGCGACTTCGGCGACCGGATCGCGGTGGTGCGGCGGCCGCCGGGCGTGACGGATTCGCGTGAGGCGTACATCCGCGGCATCAGGCACTCGTTCAAGGCGCCGCTGGATTTCCAGACCCAGTGGGAGCTCGAGCCCGCGGTGCTGGGTTCGCCGTTCATCGTTGATGACGCGGTCCACGGCCTGCTCGACAACAACGTACTGATCCTCTGAGAGGCGGGCTGTGACTACCAAGCTTTGGACGACGAACGAGCTGCTGTCCAGCACCGACCTCAACAACCTGTCGAAGCAGACGGTTCAGGTCTGCACGTCGGGCACCCGGCCGGCGAGCCCGAACGCTGGCATGATCATTTACGAGACCGACACCAACCGGTTCATGGGCTACCTGACGTCCTGGGATCCGCTGGGGTCAACGCTCACGGGCTCGTACACGCCCACCCTGACCGGCAGTACCACCAACCCTGCCTTGGGGACCGGCGGCGTCATCCAAGGCCGGTACACGCTCTGGAACGGCCACTGGTGCACAGTGCGGGTCGGGATCCAGTGGGGCACGTCCGGCACGGCGGGCAGCGGCCAGTACCTGATCAGCCTGCCGTTCACGACCAACTCGAACATCACCGTCGGCGTGAGCAACGTCGGGCAGGTGCTCATGCGCGACGCCAGCGCCGGCCCGGCGCTGGCGTCCGGCGTCTGCTACGCGATCGCGTCGACCTCGACGATGGCCCTGTTCGCCGACACGACCGGCGGCGTCACCAACGCCGTCCCGTGGACATGGGGCGGAAGCGGCGACTACATCACCGCCACCATGACCTTCGAGACGTCCTAGCAGGTCCGCCCACTGCGCCAGGTCAGGTAGGCGCCGGGCGAGGCGGTGATGTACCCGCTGACCGACCCGGGCGTGGCGTCGTTGCCGTAGTCGGCGATCCGCTCCCACTCGCTCTGCGGGTCGGCGGCGATGTCCGCCCATGCGTAGACCCGCAGGCCGGCGCCGGTCCACTTCTGCAACCGGCTCGCGGTGATCGAGTCGTGGTGCTTGATCAGGATCGACGCGTGCGGTGTGATGTCCGCCGGGTCGGCGTCGCCTGCCGACTGGATCAGGGCCCGCGTGTAGCCCGGTAGCCGCACGGCGACCTGGTCGAGGACGTCCGGGTCGAAGCTCGAGATGGCCGGCCGCGGGCCGCCCTTGCCCTCGCGGGACTTTACGGCGGCGACGAACGCAGACCACTGGCTCTCGGTCGGCGTGCCCTTGATCTCGACGAACGCGTAGGCCTTCATCACGCTCTGGTCGTTGATGAAGTCCCGCAGCGTCGGCACGGGCTGGTCGTCGGCGGTGCGCAGCTGGGCGATCTGAGCAGCCGTGATGTCGGCGACCGCGCCGGTTCCGTTGGTGGTCCGGTCGACGGTGTCGTCGTGCATGATCACTGGCACGTCGTCGCTGGTGAACTGGACGTCGTTCTCCCAGAACTTCGCGCCGATGTTGGCCGCGCTGTCGAGGAACGCGTCGCGTGTGTCTTCCACGTACCGCTCGGTCCCGCCGCGGTGGGCGACCACGCCGGGCGTCACGCAGGCGGCGGCCAGTGCTGGCGTAGCTGCGGCAGCGAGGGCGGCCCCGGCAAGGATGGCAACGGCGGCCATAGCGATGATCCTTCGACTCATTGACGCATGGTCGCATGGTATGAACATCCCTCGTGTACGACTACGGATAGAAGGCCAACACGCCTATCGGGAGGCAGCATGGCGAACTGGGTGCTCACCAAGGGCCTGCAGAACCTGCGCTCCCAGATCAACGCGGCGTTCCCGGACCGTGATCATGCGTCCGACGGCACGATCGGCGACGCCGCCCACCAGGCCGAGATGTCCGGGCACAACCCGGACGACACCAGCGGCAGCAAGGCCGCGTGGAACGGCGACCCGGACGGCACGCCGGAGGTCCGCGCGTTCGACTGCGACTCTGACCTGCGCGCAGCGCCGGCCACCGCGCAGCAGATGGTCGACCACATCCGGAAGCTGCCGAAGGTCGAGACCGTCCTGCGGTACATGATCTACAACCGGACGATGTACCACTCGCGGGACGGGTTCGCGCCGACCAAGTACTCCGGCTCGTCGGCGCACACCGAGCACATCCACTTCGAGGGCGCCTGGACGCAGGCCGCCGACAACAACACGACGTTCAACTACCGCCTGGAGGAGATCCCCGTGGCGCTCACCGCAGCCGACAAGACCTGGCTCACCACCATGG